AGGAACGCGAAAGACCTGAAAGAGAGGAACGCGAAAGACCTGAAAGAGAGGAACGCGAAAGACCTGAAAGAGAGGAACGCGAAAGACCTAGACGTAAAAATAGAACCACCTCCGAAAGTAGTTATGATAGTGATAGTTCTGACATAGATACTTCTTCTAGGGGTTCACCAATGGGTTATTCTGGCGGTATTAATTCTCAAATCATAACATCTGCTATAGTACCAAGTAATTTACAAGTTGATATAGATAATCAAAGAGAAAATAATACAAGACAAGATACTGAACTAATTCAACTAAGAGATTTGATATTTAATGAAAAATCAGAACAAATTAAACTTTTAAAACAAAAAGAAGAAGAATCTAGAAAGGAAGAACTAGATAAAATTTTAAATGAGATTGAGATGTTAAAAAGCATTGTTAATAAAATTCACTTAAATGAAACAGACACTAGTTCTGATGTTATCACACCTAACCCGACACAGGCTCCTGTTGATCAAAAAGCTGGAACACAAAATGATAAATTTAAAAAATATGTAATAAAATATTAATAATGTCTAAAGAATTTATTAATTATATATATTAATAATGTCTAAAGAATTTATTAATTATATATATTAATAATGTCTAAAGAATTTATTAATTATATAGATAGTTTAAAAGACACTAGTATTATTACGCGAGAAAATCTAAAAAAGCATAAATTTAAGTTGAGAGAAGGGATTATGACATTTGATATAGATTTAAAACTACTGAAGTGTGTATTGTGTAAAAATGTTAATACATGTTCTCTAAAAAAATGTAAACATATATATAAATTATTTGAAATAATTTATAAAGTTCCATTTGAAAAACTTCAATTCTTATGGACAAATAATAATTATTTAAAAGTTTTAAAAGGCGAAGATATGGAAATACTGCCAAATGATATTGAATGTCCAATTTGTTTAGATGACGCAGGATTAGAAGGGTATAGAGAAAATAAAGTTATTCATTGTTTGGATTGTGGGAAATATTATCATAATATTTGTTTAAGCAAAAGCAACAAAGGTATAGTTTGTTTAAATTGTACTAATAATTGGTTACCAGATTGGATGAATGACTAATAAATTATTTTTAAAAATTGATTAATTAATAAAATAAATTAAGTTATTAATTAAATAATGGGAAGTTGTTATAGTTTTGTCAATAATATTATATTAGACAATGAACTTAAAAAATTAGATGATACTATAGAATTATTTGATCTAAAGGGTATGGAATATAATGCCAAGGTTGTTGATGTTTATGACGGAGATACTTGTACTATTGTTATTAGATTAAATAATAATTGGACTAAATTTAAATTACGAGCTTTAGGATATGATACTCCTGAAATGAAGCCACCTAAAGATATTAATAATAGAGATGAATTAATTAATATGGCAATAAAATCTAGAAATTATTATACTTCGCGAATTACGAATTGTGATATAGATTTGGACAAACATTACAATAAAAAAGAGATGAAAGAATTACTTAAAAACAATACTAAATTGGTCAAGGTCAAGTCATATGGTTGGGATAAATATGGAAGATTTTTAGGAGAAATATTTGTCGATCAAGTTAATATTAATGAGGAAATGATTGATAAACAGTACGCTTATCTTTACGATGGTGGTACCAAGAAAACATTTGATATTAAAATATAATTATATATTTACATCTTTTTCATTTCAAATGCTTATTTTATAATAAAGTTGAAATATAAATAACTAAACAAAACAATTATATATATTTAAGATGAGTTCAGTTACTGAAGAAATACAACAATTACACCTAAGAATGTTAGAATTGGAAAAACAAAAAAAAGGAAAAGATGAAAATGATAAAAAAACATCAATTGACTACAATTTTAAAGTAATAAATGATGTATTAGATGTAAAAAAAAAGAGTATTGTTAAACTACCCAACTCAAAATCAGAATTCATTGCCTTGTATAAAAACCAAGAAATTGTTACGCATTTAGAAGCAATTTATAATATTTTACGTATTATTGATGAAAGATTAACAAAATTAGAAGAGAAATAATCAGCATTATCTAGAATAAAATAGACGTTTTAAAGATATAAAAACAGAAGAACATATTTACAATAATATTATTATAACATAAAATTGATATTTATTTATATTATATGTAATGACTATGATAATATAAATAAAATGTCATCAAACTATAGAATTAGTTTTGTAAAAGAGAAAAATGAATATATCAACTTAAAAAATCATAATAAAAAATTTAATTTTATTTCTATTGAAAATTATATGAATTCAAAAGAAATAAATAAAAAATACATTGAAACCCCAGAACAATATTTTGGTCATATATGGACAAATTGGTACGATTTTTTACAAATTGATACAAGTAATTTTATTCAGGATAAAGATGAATGGATTAAATTTTGTAAAGAAAAAAATGTATTGTCTGTTAATGATTATTATGCCTTATGTGTAACTTGTAATAATTTACCAAAAGAACCTGCTGAATTTTATAAATTTTATACAAATTTAGGAAATGAATTAGATTGGAAATATAAACGTGATTAACATTATTTTTATTTTATTATATTAACATAAAAATCAAGAAGAATATAAAAAAATTGATTATCTTTAATTAAATATTACTTATATATTTATATATGGAATATTTAAAAAGAGAAACCCAATATAATAGCCAAGTTATTAATGAAGAAAGATATAATTTACTAAGAGATTATGTTAACAGTATAAATATAGTCATGCCAAAAGATTATGAAAATTTATCATATAATCAATGTATTGAAAGAACTATAGACCGAAATTATAATATTCTTAGTAAATATAAGTACTATCACGAATCACACGACTGTGAGTCGTCAAAAATATTAGATATTATTAATCTATATATCTATTCTCGTACATTAGAAAATGTATGCGATAAGTTAGAAATAAAAAACAATAATTATATGTTAGAATCAAAAAATGATTGTAATGGGCTATTTGTTACTAATAATAGATTAGTTAAAAATAATCAAGACTTGTTGAAGGAACTGGAGATAAAAGACAATTTTATAAATCAAATTTTAATATTATTAATGCTTAGTAATCTATTCTTAATATTTTATCTAATTTTTGGCATTGATAAATTATTTTTACATGTTAATTATCTTTATTATACAAGTTTTGAAGTTATAANNNGGTTAACAANNGTATTTAATTGGATTTATATAAATTGTTACAATTTTGATTACAGTTTTTTAAATTATAATAATGTTGGTATAACAATATTAATCCCTACTGTACTCGTATATATATTAAGAAAACTCATTCTTTTTTGCAATTTGTAAAATACCAATCACTAAATTTATATGATGCATTTAATGATTTATTAGTGTTCTCTCTACCACATATTGTAGCTTTCGCTTTAGACCTCCCATTTTCTAATAATTTTTTGTGATTTTCTGTTAGTTTACCTTCCGGATCTTTTTGATTATTAAACCACAATCCATCATATTTAACAGACGTTCGATCATTAATAACACCTTTTCCTTGGATAGTTCCATAGTAAAAATTTCCTTCAAATTTATCTTCATTTACTAGTTCCATTTTTCCTTTCCCATGAAACATATTTTCTCTAAAAGATCCATTATAATTAGTAACTTCAAGTGGTTCTATTTTTTTATCATCAAATTCTGTTAGTTCAGTACTTATTCCATTATATTGTGATCTAAAACATGGGTCGTCAAAATCTATTTTATGAGGATATAGTTTTAAACTATCCTCATATTTATAGTTTGATATTCCTTCTCCATGCTTTTTACCATTTATATAATCCCCTCTATATCTAACTAATCCATCATTAAAATAATGAACCCCTTTTCCTTGAAATTTATCTTTTACAAAACTTCCTTCATACTTTTCATCTGTAGTAAAATAAAAAAGCCCTAATCCTTCATAATTATTATGATTAAACATACCTTCATATTCGAGTTTATTATTCATAAACATTGTTCCAATACCTTTGTAATTTACTTTACCGAAACTATTAAATTGCCCAACATATCTGCAACATTTATCTTTAGTATCAAATATACCAACAGGCAAAGTATTATTATCAAATCTACCTTTCCAAAATCCATTTCTATTTTCATCCTTAACTTTCATACTCCCTAACCCATGCATTTTATTATCTTTCCATTCACCATAATAACTATCGTAAGTGTAAATAATTTTACCTTTACCTTCTTTTTGAAAATCTATTGTTAAGTTTCCACAATAAAAGTATTTATATTCTTTGTAATCATCTTTATTCTTGTAATGTTTAAAAAATTCATCTTTGGCTGGTTTACCTTTATGCCATATTCCTTCTAAAACCTCTGAATTAGAAAAACCACCAAATGATGTGAATAAAATACCTTTGCCATGATATTGACCTTTTTCATTAACACATCCTATATATGAAGCGACACATCCTTCTGTTCTTTTATAAATATATTTACATTCAGGTTTGTTACCGTCAAATGTTATATTACCATTGATAAACCATTGTCTGAATGTTTGAAAATCTTTATCATCTGATATTTCTTTACATTTAGATTTTATTAAATTAACTACTTTATCGATATTTTCAAGTATACCATAAACTTCTTTTTTAATCCCTCTAGCTTTTTCTACAACTTCTCTAATATCAGAATCTATTACTCTATAATTATTACCTGATTCTTTTGATACTTCAGTGTTTGTACCTCCCAATAAATTTTTATTTTTTAGATTCAAATACCTATTTTTATATTTTACATATTTTATAAAATAATTATGTTCATTCATATATATAAACTAAGAAATAAAATTTATATAAAGAAATACTACATCATATAGTAGACTACAAGTCTCATGAGTTCATGGTCTTAATAGTCCATACAGGGTTCATGGTCTTAATAGTCCGTGTAGGTTCATGGTCTTAATAGTCCATACAGGGTTCATGGTCTAGTGGTATGATTCTCGCTTTGGGTGCGAGAGGTCGGGGGTTCGATT